CCGTGCCGCTGATATCGTAACTATCGCAACCAAAGGCGCCAACGTGATCATTACCGGGATATTTAATTCCATTTTTTATTATCTGCCTATTTTGTAATTTAGCAGGCGGCACCCAGCTTACTTTAAACCTACCAGTTGGATCAGGGTGAAATACTACTTGCGTGTCTTTAACACCATTAATCCAGCCAAAACTTCCTACTGTAGTATGAGCATTATATCTACTACCTTCATTAAAATCTATTTGTTCGTATATTTTAATTAAGTTAAATATACTGTTTTTAGTTTCGTCTCTAAACGCGTGCTCTTCAGTACGTGGAAACTGCCTGTAAAATTCGTTTAAAGCATCTTGATCATCACGTAATCCATCAGCTTCGTTTTCCCAGTGATCAATAACGCCTACATCTATTAATTCACCGTCTGGTCCATGTCGTACATCATCACTTCTACTATCAAAGACTGGAAGTCCGTACTCGTCAATAAATCCTTCATAGTTCCATTCCATTGGGATAAAGAGAGAATAAAGCCCAGACTTCGTTTGTCCATTACGATTTCTTCGCGTGACGTCAGAATCATTGTATAGTTTTTTAAAGTTATCTCCACCTTTATCTAGCGCATTGCTAGTTGAACCCATCATGCATTTACCAACGATTCTACTACCTAGCCTTAAACAGGTTTTAGTAACTCGCCAGTTATTTAATATGTTATCAGGTCTCTCCCACTTACCACTCTCATCATGCACTAGCAAGTTAAGCTTTTCACCGTCATAACTATTATCACCAGTGTTCTTCCAATCAATCGTAGTGTCAAGACCTACAATTTCTTCAAGCTGCTCGTTAGCTTGTATTTTCTTACGAGTAAATTTACTAGCTGGAACTCTGTATGCTAGCTCAGACTTTGGACGATCCATACCGTCTTGTATTGGCTTGAAAAAGAAAGGGTAGTTTAAAGATATAGGTACGACCTTATCAGTAAACATCTTCTTTGCATCGGCACCAGACTTAGAGAGTATCCCATATCTACTATCACTCGATATAGTGGCTAAGTTAACTGTTTCAGCTGATGACATAAACGAGAAGCCTGAACGACGGTTTTTAAGGTAGCACATCCCATAGCATCTCTTATCAGCTTTGCAGGCTTCCCAGAATATAAAGAATAGTCTGTTCGCCTCTCTAAAGTCTGGAGCTCCAACATCAATCTTGCTCCATTGCAGGTACATATAGTGCGCACCTGTTATGTATGTCGGTACGCCTTTGTTAGTGAACCAAAAGCCTTCGTCTCTACGCTTAAACTCTTCGTCAATATAGTCGTACCATTTTTCTTTTTGTTCGTCTGGATAATCTCGCCAGTCAAATATGTTTTTAATACGCTTAAGCTCTTTTGGATATTCTTGTTTATACCACTTATTACTTTCGTGCTTAAAAACATTAGTAGGTTTTGGCAGCGCTATTTTAAAACCTTGTATTTCGTATATATCACCTATAACACCGTTTTTTGATAACACTACTATATCGTGATCTTTATCGTAACCATACTTCCATTTACGACCTCTGTTAAGTCTAGTAAGCGTAGTTTTTTTTATAGGCTCAACTATCTTATATAACGTTTGTTCGTACATTATTTAGATCTACCTTCAGCAAAACCTTTGAAGACACGCTCTTTCTTTTCTTCTGGAGACTTACCATCTAGTAAGTTTTGTTCTTCTTGGATTCTGTTTAATATCTCAAAGGCGTCAAAGATCGCAAGCTTTTTTGTAGCAGCGGCATTCTTAAGTCTATCAGCTGATATGTCATCATCTGAATCAACGATAGCTTCTTTAGCTACTTTGATTAATTCCTCAACCGCTCTGTGCCCAGCTTGGATTATACTCTTCTTCGTCTCCTTGATATTCATATTTAATTGTAATAAATTGAGATGGTATACGATATAATCTTTTACCATCAATTACGAACTCACACTCAATATTAGGTTTAAAACCTACAAGAGAGTTTAGCTCTGCTCTGCCATCAGTATGTTTAACAATACCAACTAAGGGTTGTTCTGTATCAACGCTTAGTTTGCTATTGTCTTTAATAGGTTGTACAAAGCAATAACCACGTGGACATATCCACTCTTCGTTGCGCTTGTACAAAAATATTTGATCATCATTAACAAAGTATTTATTCTCTTCGTAGTATGATCTACTATTACGCTCTCGACCTTTTACATCATGCCAACGTCTAAATACATTGAAGTGAACTATAACAGTATCACCAACTTGTATTTCCGTATTGCCTAACTTTGGTGTAGATATAACTTTAGCTAGCCTATTAATATGGTGATGATTAAACACGTCAGTGTTAAGTATTAATTCTTTATCACCTACTTTAGCCGTGTTGTTGTATCTTTTACCTATAGGCTCTACAATAAAGTTGTAAAGCGATTGCATTAGTATTCTAAATTATATTCTACAGATATAGCCATATTCTTGTTAAAGTCTTTCCAAGGAATAACAGCTTTGTCTTTTCTAATATATATAGAATACTTTTCAGTTTCTTCTAAAATGTCACAAATGGTATGACCGCCATACACTTCCTGTCCAACAGAATAGTGCATAGCGTCATTTTTATAGTCTTTACCAATCGTTATCTTACGAATCAGATGGCTCATCTTTTTTATAATTAATTGTACCGTCTTGGATGTTTATATCATCACAACCGTACTGTTCATTAAATTGCAATTGCATTTCATTTAGTTTTTCGTTACCTTGAAATAAAGCGTGAAGAGCACTGTGTTTTTGCACTTCCATTACTCCAATATCAAACTGAAGTTTATTGATTGCAGAAACTACGTTTTGTAATTGCTTTAGTTCTTCTTCAGAGATCTTTTCTGGTTTTAGGTCAATGACCTTTTCTTTCTTTTTTCCCATAATTAAATTGTATTAAATTAAAATTGTTTATTGTAAGTACCAGTCATTACTGGCGTCTGATCGCATTGCTTGAACTTCAGACTCTGTGTAAGAGTCGTAAGAACTTAAACTAGATGGTAAAGAATCATCAAACTTAAACATAGCTCTTTTAGGATTATTAGCAATAGCAACAAAATGATTTAAAATGAAGTCTTGTTTATCTGCGTGAGCACTAAGTTCACTTTCAGTAAGTATCGTATATATAGCCATCGTTAAGGTGTTGTAGTTGAGAAGGCGGCTTGACCGGCAAGAGATCCATTACTATTTCCAACCTCATCAGTAGTAGAGTTATTTAACTTATAGTAAAGGAATAAGTGGTCGTGACCTGTGATATCTGTAGGCGCTCCGCCTCCACCTATAGCAGACATTTCACCACTTGTAAGAGCGTCATCAAAAAACGCACACTCATCCATCAAACCGTCAATTCCTCCTACCACATTACCGGCGACGGCGGCATTTAAAGCTCCAAATCCAATAGTTATACTTGAAGTGTAGTTATTGTGTTGACTTTCGGTAACTCCTAAAAGTTGACTTGAAGCAACTTCACTACCGTTAACATATATCTTATATCCAGTAGATCCACTAGCTCCAGTACCTTTAGTTGCTGTAACACCTAAATGAGTCCAATCAGTAGCTCCATTATCAAAAACAGCTGCATCTGTACTTTGTAGAGCCGCACCACTATTTGAAAAATGTGTAAAATTAACTGCTCCTGCATTAGTTACTGAAAACCCTATAACATTACCACCAGTAGCTGCCCCAGCAAAATACGACGACAATATAGTAGGTTGTCCATCGTCTAACTTAACCCAACACGAAATACTAAAGTTGCCTCTAATTTTATCTTGTAATGCTGTGTTTGTATTAAAAAAATCTACGTCTGATCCGGCTCCTGATCCATCAAGACTAAGTGAGTGAGTATTTACATACCCAGAGTCAAGTACATATGGTGACGTTAAACTAGCTCCTAACCCTAGCATTACTCTCCTACGTAAGCTACGATATGACCAGAGTTAACATCTATTTCTGTCCAACGGCCGTAGATAGTAACTCCTTTAGGAAACGTTACTGAATCTACAACTTTACCGCCAGTACCTTCAGTAGCAGTTTCAGCTCCAGCGTCTAAATCGTGAGCTGGCTCCTCTGTAGAAATATATATATCTCCATCTAAAGTACTTGGATCTGTAGCGCTAGCGCCTGGTACACGTACTCTTTCCGCTACTAAACCGCCGGAAGCATCAAATACTGTGTCAGCTAACATTGTTATAGCTACAAACACTTTACCACTTGGAGGATTAATTTCCTCACTAGAAGCCGTAGTGTAAACACTACCTAATTGTCCGAAGCCATATGAGACTTCTGTTGAATTAATTCCCATTTTATTTTTTTACTTTTTCTATAGATCTACCAGCAAAGTATGCACCGAAAGCAGTTAGCATAAGTATCTGTAGTAAGTCTACGTATGAATCTTTAACATTGAAAGGTAATGTATCTACGCTATCAAAAACCATTGTTAGCATGAACATTGCCATTAGACATATAAGTGTTAGTGGCCTAATAAGCTTAGCTAACTTTACATCGCTACCCATGTCAGCTTTCCACCTTTCGCTTACGTTATTTTGAAAAGCAACCTCAGCATCTACAGCCGCCATGCCTGCCTCTGTATCTACTTCAGGATCTTTATCAATAAGGTTTTTAACTACACCTAATGCTCCTTGATCTGGTAGAAAGTCTCCTACTACATCAAGCACTTGTGGCGCTTTACTTTTAAGCCATTTACCTAGGCCTGTGTCTTTAATTTTTTTCGGCATTTATTGCTACTTTTTCCCATGGAAAAGACTTGTCGCCTTCTTCTTTCCACTTACCATTATACTTAATCATACCACTTTTTCTAGCGTATGTCTTACCTTCCCACCTTACATAGTCATCGCCAAACGCAGCTCTACCACTTTGTAAATCTTTTACGTGTTGAGCTTCATGTTTTACAACTCTGTTGTACTCAGGCGTGCCTTTTTTAACGTCGTTGTCTACAACTACTTTGTTAGGATAAGCTTCACCCATAACTCCAGGGCCAAGGTCTTTATGCTCTATCTTAAATTTTAAAGACTTCTTAAGCTTACCGCCTGATGCTATGCCTGGTAAAGGTTTATATTTGCCAAGCTTAAAAGCCATTATTTAACGTCGTATGTTTTACCGTCTACCTCAAAAGTTTTAGCTCCTTTTTCTTTAGCAGCGTTTAACGCTCCAAGAAAAGCATTAGCCTGCATAGGTGACAATTTCTTCATAGCTGAAGTCATTTTCATAGCAGCGTCTTGAGTTAATTTCTTTGGAGACTCTTCATTTAAGTTCATAGGCCCGTCTTTAGCCATGTCCATAGCAGAATCTTCAGCCATGTCCATAGGAGACTTCATATTCAGGGGTGCGTTGTGCTCCATAGGTGATTTCATATCCATAGGAGTTTTCATATCCATGGCACCACCAAACTCTTCTTTAAGTTGCATCATAGACTTACCGTCTTCCATTACCTTGTTGTACATTGCTGTACCCTTCATTTTAAATGGCATGTTATCTTTCTTTATCTCGTATCATATCGTCTATAGCTTTATTATAGACTTTATCTGTATACGACTTGTTGTTGTAAAAAATGCTACGTTCAGAGGTCGGTAGATCTTCTTCGCCTAGCAATATGCGATATATTCGTGTTACTAGCTGTGAGCATTTAAACGACGTCTTGAATACAGAATATTTAATACTTGTTCTGTTTCTATGTCGCCAAACCTCTATCCAGCCAGCTGATCGGAGTTTCTCCCACCTTTTCTTATCCCAAGAATATGTGTAAGCACCCTCGATAAATTCGTTTCGGGTAAATCTACCCTTGTGATCTAAATATATAAGTAGTTCTAGATCAGCATCAGTTAACCCATAAGTCTTACAGGCCCACTTACGCGTGAGCCTGTAG